ATATATATATTATATATAAATGGAAGGAAAAAGAGCAGCAGCCACACCAAAAGTCGCACTAGAAGACACACAAGAAGCCGCACCTAATATAGGAAATATAGGAAACCTTACTGGATATTCTTTACAACCTAGACAAGATCTAGTACATAAACGTTTTACGCAATTTTGTAATGATAAAAAAGGCATGTTATTTATACATAATGTTGGTTCAGGTAAAACATTAACATCATTAAATATTGCATTTGAATATTTGTTAAAAGAATATGACACTAATTCTACCAACAAAAATCTTGGAAACATTGTAATTGTTGTTCCAACTGGAATTTTTAAATCCTTTCAAGATGATTTAAATGATAATTTTTCTGGTATTAATTTAACCGTTCCAGAACCATTAGTTACAAGATCAGGGGAAACTCTTAATGTTGAAAAACATTTAGAATATACATATTTTGGATTAAAAGGTAACATTTATTGTATTTTGTACAAACATTTACAAAAGTCTGACCCAAATTCTAGTCAAGTGTATACTGATTTTCATAAATTCATCGAAAATGCAGTTGTAATATTTGATGAAGCTCATAGACTTTTAAGACCAGCAAACAAAAGTCCTCATATTTCTTTGTGTAGAGACTTTTTATATAAATTTCCGAATGAATATGATAGTGAAAATAAACCTATAAACAAATTTATGCAAAAATGTAAAAAATATATTTTAATGACTGGCACACCTTTAAATAATTCATTAAAAGATACTAAAGAATTAATTACATTTGTGTCTGGTGATAACAAATTTTTAGATATTACGGAAATAAAATATGGAACCGTACTTGGTAGTAAATTTGCAACTTACACAGAATTTTTATGGTTAGTTAATACTATAATTGGGCTTATTATTAATATGTTTGCTGGAAATTATCTTCAGAGACTGCTTATATTAAGTTTTGGAACCTGGTGGTTTTATCTAGCTATAGTACCAATCTATTTTTTTGTTTTTACAGGATCTTATCTTGCTAAGGGACGTAAAAAAGGAGGTTCTTCTAGTTCTGATTCTGAAGTAGATTTTAATAAGTTTATTGAGTTTATTGAAAAAATTAAGAAGCCTTCTGATTTTTTTGACAGCGATATTGCAAAGATATTAAGAAAAAAAAGTATTGGAAAAGATATTTTAAAAAAAAGTTTGTCTATTGCAGAAAGCAATGAAGCTGAACTTGAAGAAAATACTAAAATAGCTTTTGATTTAATAATTAAAGTATTAGATATTAATGAAAAGACACCTATTAAAAATAGTTTAAAAAAATTTTGGAATTTTTTAGATGATAATAAAGAAGAAATTGAACATATTATAAATTTGTATGATAATGAAAAATGTAATGAATATGATTACGCAGGGTTAATCAATAGTTTGTATAGTTTAAATTCTGAATTAAAAATTAAAGATACTTTTTCACAAGAAAATATAAAAAAATTATCACCAGTGTCTATGGCAGAATCTGTATCACCAGAATATGGAACCCCCGCTAAAGGCGAATTATCACCAGTGTCTATGGCAGAATCTGTATCACCAGAATTTGGAACTCCAGTTGAAGGCGAATTATCACCAGTGGCTATGGCAGAATCTGTATCACCAGAATTTGGAACTCCAGTTGAAGGCGAATTACTGCCTGTTAGAAATTCACAACAAAAAATAAAGCATACGCATGCTAAAAAAACAAGAAAGTCACCGAGGCAACCATCGCAAGATTATTTGAAAAAGAAACATCCATTAATAAAAACAAAAAAAAAAACTACATGGATAGCAACTGGGGGTAATCCGGCCCCTCCGACGTTATCGGATGCTTTTAGTGTCGAAAATCTTGTGAAAGGAATATTCCCGGGTTTGGTGCCTGCTATAAAGTCTAGTTTGATGCCAGATAAAATAGCATTGTTGATAAATAATATAACTAAAATAGGTGATCCACTTAATATTAATAAATTTTCAGACGACATTAAACCATATATTTCTTTGGCATATTCAACAGTTCAATCTAAAATTGATAATGAAAAATATAAGAACCTTACAAATATTGAAAGCATTTTAAATGATCCTCAGAATTTGTTAGCTAAAAATCCAACAAATATAAATTATCCTAAAAACGAAAAAATTAAAGTATCATTTGAATATACGAAAGAACAATTATATTTGTTGTCAACAAGTAGATATGTTAATGAAAACTTAAAATCAATATTATTTGCCGAAAATTTTGACAGTATTAATTCACCAAAAATATATGGAAATTATTCACCAGATTGTCTTACATACAGATGCAAGTATGACATAGACGACATTAAACGAAGATGGAAAGAAGAAGAAGACGTAATACGAGAAAATAATTTAACGGTTTCGGAAAAAGATATTAAAAATATAATTAAACTTGCAAAAAAAAATTGGTACTTAAACAATGATAATAACAAATATACTATTATACCTGCTCCTGAAGCTAATAAAAAACTGTTTAAGTGTGAAAAATTTGATTATGTGTTAACAAATTTAATATTTATGAAATCTGGTTGTGTTTATGATGAAAGTGATAAAACTATAAAGGAACAACATCATTTTCATAATCAATTAAATCCACCAAAGTCGGACCCAATCATTGTTAATAATAAACCCTTACAATTCAACGATGCAACCGCTATATATGGTTATTTACCAATAGTTTATAGTACAAGTGATAAACTTGGTTTAGATATATTTGCAAGTTATTTAACAACTCGTGGTTTTAAATATATTTTATTACATGATGCAGTTGATAAAAACATAAAAGATGAAATAGTTGATGAAGGAAGAAAACCATATACATTAAATAAAACTATGGTTAATTATGAAGAAATAAAAAAAAAGGTTCATGAGGATACAGTAGAACCATTAAATGATGAACCAATTTGTGTTTTACTCCATAAAGAGATTACAGAAGGTGTTGATTTTAAGTATAATCCTGCTATTTTCTTATTAGAGCCGCCAAATTCTTTTTGTGATTTTGAACAATTATGTGGAAGAGTACTGAGAACTTATCCTGATAAATATGGATATACTACAAAAACTATACCTACGAAATATATATATCAATGTATAACTTACACGCCATTAGGTGCAAAAACACAAACACTTTGGCAAAAAACAAAAGCGATACCAAAGATATTAGCAGAAAACTACGCGGAAGTGCAGAAAAAAGAAGAACAAGCAAAGGAAACGGGAATCTATGATTATTACACGGATCCTTTTGGACTTCATCGTTATGATTTTCTTACACCACCAGATACAACAGGCGCCGAATATGATTATGATGATTTTCTTGATAGTTTGGGACATGCGGGAGGATTTCGCGGAGGTAATGATACAGAACAAACTTGGATAAGACAAATTACAAATCAATGGCTTTATTGGTTTGTTCCAGCTTGGTCACCCGATGTAATTCAAAATAATATGATTGAAATGCAAGAGTCATTTTTTAGAAGATTTTTAGAAGAATTAAATAAAGAAACCATTGATAATAAAGACTTTACTGGAATTACAGATGCAGCAGAATTAATAAAATGCGCCCAAAAAAAACCTAATTATGAAACAGAAGGAAAAATTAAAGAATTTTGTTATCCTATTCCGCAAGGTCTAGATGTTAATAGTCATTTTTTTGATGTTTTAATGGAGTATATAGCAGGTTATACAGGGAGTGCTCAAAGAAAAGATGTTAATTTAGAAATTTATAAATTTTGTTCAAGTGAAAAGTTAAGAAAAATATTAGAAGATTTAGTTCCGGGTAGGAAGAATGATAAAACCATCATACATGGGCTTTTATTGAAATATTTTCCAGATTTTCGTACGTTAAAAAATGCTAGGAATTTTAGATTTTTCAAATACCAAGAATTTGTACAAGACTTGAATCGAAAAGTTTTAGAAAAACTTAAACAAAAATTTTTAGAACCCATAGATAGACAAAATGTTCCTAGAGATGTAAATGGAACTGAAATAACTACTAATGATGTTAATGAAGAAATAAAAAAAGTGTTAGATGAATTTATAGAAAAAAAAAGAATAAAATCAGACAAAAACAACCTTGATAATCAAAAAGATTTATTTATAGCAATCTACCTTTACCACCGTAATTATGATGGGTACAGCGATGAAACTATTAAAATACTAAATACAAGAGAATCCGGGCAGAAAAATGTAAAAAAAAGAATAACAAAAATTTATGAAAATCCGACACTTATTTATGAAGGAGGAAACCAAACACGGAAAAAACAAAAATTGAATCAAAGAAAAACAAAAAAAAGAAATTATAACTAATTGAAATTATGTAAAATATTTACGAAACCATAAATATTTTAACACCACATTTTCATCGGCAAAGACACAAATCGAAATCCATAGAAATTATCGCTTTTGCTACAACAAAAGCGATAATTTCTTAATAACCCAAAACCAAATCTAGAAATTTTTGCTTTTGTTCCAAAGGATATTGTTCTCTATTTTTAATATATTATAAAATTGAAAACTTATATTGCAACAAACAAATCAGTATATTTGGATGAAGTGTTTGGGAAAAGACAGGAACAACAAACAATGCCGAAATTATGGCTCACCATTTTGCAAGAACCACATGTATATGAATGAATATACAAGTGAAATGTTGGATGCAATACAATTCTGTAAAGGGTGCAACAAATGGAAGGATTTGCCTTCAGGCAAAATTCAATGTTTGTCGTGTGGAGAAAGAGGTGCGGAAAACCGAGCAAAAGCAAAAACCGAAGTTGTTTTGTGCAAATCTGATGGTTGCACCTTCAAGAAATCCGACGAAAACGATTATTGCGGAAAACATCAACTGTGTTTGTTTGTTGATGAATGTTTGGCCGAAGGAATGAAACCGTGTGCAAAGTATTTGAAAGGGTGTCGTGCAAAACTTGGGTCAGATTATGTGTTCAAAAGTTGTCAAGATTGTTTGGAGAAAGAGAGAGAAAGAGATAATGCAAAACGGGCTGCCGTATCGGATAAAATTGTTGATGGAAAGAAACAATGTACTGTTTGTTGTAAATTCAAGCTGGTGAATGAGTATTCAGAAACAAAAACTTGTTTGCAGTGTAGAGAAGAATTTAAAAAACAAAATGAAAAGAGAGACAAAGAACACGTGAATGAAATTCAACGGATTGCATCGCAAAAACCGGAAAGAAAGGCTGTTAAAAATGAGTGGGTAAAAGCAAATCCTGAAAAAGTTGCATTGAAAGAAGTAAACAAACGAAATAGAAATTATGAAGGAACCACAAATTTATCAAAAGAACAGTTTGAAACTATAGTAAAACAAAATTGTTATTACTGTGGAATTATGCAAGAAAAAGGTTTTAATGGCATTGACCGTATGGATAGCACCAAAGGATATGAAATTGATAATTGTGTAAGTTGTTGCACGGATTGTAATATGATGAAGGGTGCGGTAGATAATATAACATTTATTCAGCGTGTTGAACATATTTTAACACATAATAGTATGCTGAAAGATGGAAACAAATATCCACACGCATTTGCAAATCATAAGGGAGCAACAATGTCTGTCTATAAATATAATGCAGAACGGCGTGGTTATTCTTTTGAATTATCCGAAGAACAATATTATAAATTAATTCAGGAAGATTGTTATATTTGTGGAAAAAAAACAAATGAAAATCATACAAATGGAGTTGATAGATTTGATAATGAACAAGGATATACATTTCATAATTCAAATGCATGTTGTGGTGAGTGCAATATTATGAAAAAAGAAATGGATTATTCGGTATTTATGGATAAAGTTAAAAATATATACGAAAATTGTTCAAAAAAAGAAATGAAACCTCCGAGCATTTGTGTTGTAAATATATTAAATCATAATAAAAACAAACTTAATTCTGACGAACGTAAAGCAATATCGCAATTAAAGAAAGAGGCACGGCTCAATTGATGATGAGGGTTTCTAAGAAAATATTTAATAAAAAACTTTTTATTTTGATTTTTTATTAAATTTTTAAAGGATATGCAAATTTTTTTACGATTTTTACACACCTTCCATTATATGAACACATTGTTCATACGGAATTAGGAGCTGTATGCGACACCGCACATACCAGCCATTACTCTCAAAACGTTGTAAGAGTAAGCATACACTCTGACCTTAGCAGTCGAGGTTCCAGCAACGGTTCCAGAAGACAGCACCAACTGGAGTGTGGCGTTATCAATTCTGGAGAAGTTGCAAGATCCGCTGGGCTGGTGCTCCTCGGGCCTAAGCGCGAAAGAATACACGTTGATGCCGGTATCGGGGGCACGGGTGTGGTGCTGGAAGGGCTGAACAACGTCGAAGTAAGAACCCTCTCTCTCGGAGATTCGGTCCTGACCGTTGAGCTGCAACTTGGCAGTGACGACGGGGTTCTCACCCCAGCAGTGGAGGTGGAGGGCAGTCTCAGCAAGCACGAATGTGCCGGCATCGGACAAGGCAGAGCCAGTGGGGGTAGCACCATCGGCGTTGAAAACACCGGCAGCAGCGTGCCAGTCCTGGTTACCATTCATTAAACCGCCAGAGACGGCATCAGTGGCGCCGGCCATCTGGAAGACACCTCCAGAAATGAAGGCGTTGGAACCAGAGGTCTCAGCAGGGCCTCCAAAGACGTGGATCGAGGGAGGGAGAGCATCAATGGCATCGGTGTAGTTGAAGGGCTGGGCGCCGAGGACCTTGAACAAGGTTGAGTTGCCCTCGAGGGAGGCGCAGTAATCAACGTTGGAATCGGGCTGGACAACCCAGATGAGCTCCTTGCAGGGGTGGTTGAAGTTGATCTTGATCTTATTGGAGGAAGATCCGACCGACTCATCACCGGTGTATTGGAGCTGCTCAATGAGGTACTCGTGGGGGTTCTGGGCCATCTTTCTGCGCTCATCAGTATCCAAGAAGATGAAATCAACGTAGATAGAGGCGGCAACGAGGGACTGCTGGTAGGCACTAGTGACGGCCAAAGAGGTAGAACTGGTGGGACTTCCAACAATGTCCTTGACAGCCCACAAGCACTCGCCAATGGGTCTGAAATCGATGTTAATCTTGACCTCGTGATACTGGAGAGCGACCAAAGGCAGAGCAAGGCCGGGGTTTCGGCAGAACCAGAAGAGGAGGGGGATGTACAAAGTGGTCTCAGGGAGAGCCTTTCTGGGGGCGCAAACCTGGCCCGGGCCTCCAGTGGAAGCGCAGGGTCCGTTGATGTCGGCGAACGCGGGGTCAGTCATGTAGGTAAGCTGAGTGGTGTGGCCAATCATCTTGTAGTAACCAGCCTGCTGCTCAGAAGAGAGGGTAAGCTGATTCCAGATGTGCATCCAGTCACCATATTGGCGGTCAATTCTCTGACCACCAATCTCAACCTCAACCTGAGCAATGAGCTGCTCACCGGGGTAATCCAACCAACGGGCATAGACATCACCGCTAGTGCCCTTCATGGACTGGTTAATCTCAGGGAGAGTAACCTGGACATAGGTGCGGTAAGCAAGATCTCCATTTCTGGAGATGGTGCAACTAACACGGCGACCAAAGTCGGCCTGGCCGTTGAAAGTCTGCTCGATGGACTCCATCGCGAAGTTGGTATGGCGTCTGTAAGACACCTTCCAGAAAGTAATCTCGGGGTTTCCTGTAAGGAAAACGTCTTGTGCGCCGTAGGCGACTAATTGCATAAGTGCTCCTCCCATTTTTTTATATAATCTAAAAATATAATTTCTCCTAAAACTGAGCGAAAAGACGTAAAAAAAGTGGATTTCTCTCCATTTAAAGGAAACCTACGATTTCATTTTGAACCTTCCCTTACATTAATATAGATGGTAAATACCGCGAAATTAGTTACTTTGTGTAGTGAAAGATAATCTGAGTTTCACCCCTGATGCAACATTTAGGGAACAAAAAATATGTAATTCTATTTTAAAGATGCCGACAATTTGCAAAAAAGATACTTGCAGAAATCCGGCAGTTTATGGATTTTGTTTTAGGAAACCGCTTTTTTGTTTGTATCACAGAGAACTAGAGTCAAAAAATACGAGGAGTTTGGAACCTAGATTACCAACCAGTTCTGGAGAGAAAGTTTGTGTAAGTTGTTCTAAAAATAAATTGTTGCCAAGGTTTAAAGGGTATTGCAAACTTTGTTATGTAAAATTATATCCATTGGATCCACTTTCTTTGCAGACAGTGTATAAATCGAAAGACACAGTTATCCAAAAATTCATAGATTCCAAATTTGACGGGTTTGTCCATAAAGATGGATTCAGCCAAATCCAAATTAATGGAATCATGCTCAATGTTGTTTTTAATAAGCAAAATGTGTCAGATGAGAATGAAAAAAACATAGTTATTAAGTTTAACCCCAATAAATATGAGAATGGTAAGAATCCAATGTTGTACACTAGATTGCCAGATTTGGAAAAAGAAATTGGAAAACAGTTTGAAAGAATCATGGAATAAATGCTAAGGGAACTCGTCGTTCCCTTATAATCCCATACTTTTAAGGGAAGAGTCAAAGGGAAGAGTCAAAGAGAAACCGTAGGTTTCTTTTAAAGTGATGAATTCTCTGCAATGAATTTCTCTAAATAGTCTTCCATAAAAACTTCTCTTTTTCCGTCGTGAGATTTTTGAAAAATATATTTTCCGTCACGTTTTTTTACATTCCACCCTTTCTCTACACAATTGAATATAAAAAGCATTTTGTGAAATGACTTTGCATCAATATCAGATGTATCAACTTTGGTTCGAATCATTCACAATTTTAAAATAGCATTTTATTTAAATCCTTAATTCTAAACTAAAATAATTGTTGGTTTCCTACCATCTAAAGGTTATATTAAAGGGAAGGGTCGTAGGGCGTAAGTTTCGCTGAATAATCGTTGGTTTCCCTACTTTAAAATATATTAAATATATTATTTAGGAAATGACAGACCCCCTTTTGAAAGAAGACACCTCTCGCTATGTGATGTTCCCAATTCAAGACGAGGACATCTGGAAGATGTACAAGAAGCAGGTAGATTGTTTTTGGCGCGTTGAGGAAATTGATTTGTCTAAGGATTTAAGTGATTGGGCAAAGCTTTCTGAAGACGAACAGTATTTTATTTCAATGGTTCTAGCATTTTTTGCGGCCAGTGATGGAATTGTCATGGAAAATTTAGCAACCCGATTTATGGCCGATGTCCAGCTCTCTGAAGCCCGTGCATTTTATGGGTTCCAGATTGCAATGGAAAACATCCATTCCGAGATGTATAGTGTGCTCATTGAAACATATATTAAAGACAAGGCGCAAAAACACAAGTTGTTCAATGCGATTGAGACATGTCCTTCCATCAAGAAAAAATCGGACTGGGCTAGGCGGTGGATTGGATACGAAGCGAGCAACGATACCTTTCCCACGCGACTTGTTGCGTTTGCCTGTGTGGAAGGCATTTTCTTCAGCAGTAGTTTCGCCGCTATTTACTGGATTAAGAAGCGTGGAATCATGCCTGGATTAACTTTATCCAATGAATTTATCAGTAGAGATGAGGCACTACATTCCGAATTTGCAGTTCTTATTTATTCAAAGCTCCACAAGAAATTGGATAAATCTAAGATTGCGGAAATCGTGAAAGAAGCGGTGGAAATTGAAAAGGAATTTATTACGGAATCGTTGCCGTGCCGGTTAATCGGGATGAATGCCAAATTGATGACCCAGTATATCGAGTTTGTTGGCGACCGTCTCTGCTTGCAACTCGGAATTGATAAGATTTATGGCAGTGCAAACCCTTTTGATTTTATGGAACTTATTAGTTTGGAAAGCAAATCCAATTTTTTTGAACGCACAGTATCCGAGTATGCGATGGCAAATAAAGAGGTTGCGAATAACGTGTTTGATCTTGTATGCGAGTTCTAAGTAGGGCGCAAACTTGTTGACCTACAGATTCAGCGCAAAGCGCTTCCGCCCCCTACGACCCCCTCCCTTACTGAACACAGTATTGTAGAAACAAATGGCTGGAAACAAGAGCTCGACGCCTACTACGAAATTTTCGATGGTTGTTCATTTGGAACCTAATTCAAATATTTTTCAAACAATTTTGTAAAATTTTTCATCGACGTGTCTTGGTCCCCCAATTCCATATTGAATTCCGTAATGTCCATATTTACCACATTCAAATTCCTCATAATTTTGTCAACAATGGATTTTATGGCTTTTGTTTGAACACCCGCAGGTGCAGTCGTCCCTGTGCTCGACATTTCTTCCGGATCTAAACCATCAACATCAAACGAAAAATGGACTGGGTCTTTTCCTACAAATTCTTTGATTTTTGCATAAGTTTCTTTTGGATTCTCATTGATTTCTTTACACCGAATAAACTTGATTTTATTCTCTTTCAAAACCTTTTTTTCTCCATCATCTAAATCGCGAATACCTAGGTAAAGAATGTTTTCAAATTTTAAGTCGGGAACAGTATATAAGAATGGAAACATGTCATAATCGTTGTCTAAACCAGTAAGAAATGCAAGAGGCATTCCGTGGTAATTTCCACTGGGTGATGTTTTGCGGGTATTGATGTCGCCATGAGCGTCAAACCAAATAACCTTAAGTGCAGAACCGTGTTTTTCCAATGATGCACCAATGGTTGCAATCGCCATGGAGTGGTCACCGCCAATATTAATGGTGGGTTTTTTGCATTGCATATTTATGTTAAACAAATTTTGTAAATTATCAGAAAGCACTTTAACATCATTGTTTCTGGTTTTTACAATGGTACCCCGATTACCAAATAATTTGTATAAATATTTGCAGGTGAGGTCGAGACCAGGTTTCTTTTGTCCTATTAAGCTTGGAAAATATATACGATGCATTATATATTTTACGTGTTATTTTTTTATGTTTTTTACAATTGTTTTGTAGGGAAGTAGGGAACCTACTGTTCCCCTACGACCCCTCCCTTAAAAAGAAACCTAAAAGAAACCGTAGGTTTCTTTTTGACTTTTCCCTTCCTATTAGTATGGGATTATAAGGGAACGACGAGTTCCCTTAGACGAGTTCCCTTAATTTGGTTTTTAACTTTTCCAAATAAAGAATTGCATCCATATGTTCTTCCTGAGCGTGCTGAATCCAATCCAGAACAGATAAATCATCGCGGTCCAATGTTGTTCCATATTTTTGTAGTCCGATATTAGAACGGCCAATGAAAGCATTAATAACACTATTTACAATAGAGTCCGCACAATATGAATTGTTTACAGTCTGTGAAGATTTATCATCCTGTTGTGAAGATTTATCATCCAAAGGAGGGGTCATAGGGGAACTACGTTCCCCTAAAATTTGCGGAACAATTGCGACTTTATGATCTTGCGACAAATCGCTATAACCTTCTTTCTGATACCCCAAATAATGATTGAACATATACCATTGTGATGACGGCATAATAGTTTTCCACAATATATCATTTTGATAAACCCAGTGCTGTTTGGTTGAATACAAGTTCTCTACATTGGATTTGAATAAAGTGCTCAGTTCCAACATCATTGTTCGATTAACCAAATATCCCGCACCATTACCTGATGACGAGATTTTAGAAATTAGTTGATTAGTTGGTTCGGAAACGACCGCAGCACACGTTGTAAGCATAACCACATCCCAATCAATATTTAATTCAAAGAACGCTTTAATGTCCTCATGAATTTTTTTTACATCATCAATGAATACAAAGTCGTCTTCTATGACAAGCACATTTTGCAAATCCATGTCGTAGGCCATTTCCAAAACATTTGCGTGGCTGAGCAAACAACCTGAATTGGGACAACCATTGTAAGAAGATGCAGAAAACCGGATGATTTTATTTTTGGGGAAACCGATGCGCTCAAATTCTTGCAAAAGCACCGACCTTCGGTCGGCACGTGCGTCCATATTGATATATATGATTTTATCTATTTTATCCATTAGTAAGTAATATTTACTAATGGAATGTTTTTATGTAGTAATGTACATGCTTTATTTTTTATATTTCTTGGATTTATTTTTTTTGGATTGTTTTAATCCAAGTCCAAAAACATTATCTTTTTTAGAGGATTCCAAAGAAAAGAATTGCGATTCATCACTATCTATACTTTTAAAATCGTGTAGGTCATCCGAATTTTGTTCTCGCGATTTATGTTCTCCATCGCTCTTTGCAGATGATACACTCTCTTTTCTATTAAATTTGCGAGTGCGTGCAGTTATCTCATTTTGTTTTATTTTTTTTATAAATAAATTGTATCTTTTATCATCTGGGTCACCTTTGATGGCATGTTCAGCAAACATAATAAACCTGGAAATAGAAGGTGGTGCCAGTTTTGATAAATACATATTTAAAAAATCAGAAACCCTTATTTTAATTATTTTCACCTTATAATTATTGCCAATTTTATAAAAAAATAAATGCAAATTATCATAAATAAACTTATTTTGTTCTTTTGTGAACCTAGGGTTTTTTGATAAAGAAGCTAATATATTTTTGAATACATCTGCATCATTTACTTTATTATCCAATACATCTAACGGGTCATCTTCTTTTTTTTGATTACCTTCCAACAAAGATTTTATAAATTGTCGGTCTGCAAAAAAAGTTTGTAAATTGCCTCTAAACATTTTTTTATATTTTTCATATTTTTTTATATTTATTACTAATTCTAGTAGATATATAATGCGTCCAATATGATTAATTGCCTTGTGATATAGTGTTTTAGTCTTATCTTTAAAAACCCCTTGACGAAATTCATACGCACGAAAATTTGATTGAAGCAAGATATTCAAATTACTTATATTATAATCAGTATCACATTTGATATTTGTAGTTTGTAAATCTTTGCAATGATCTAAAATTGTGTAGGTTCCTTTATTATTAAAATCTACAAAGCGTGAAATGAATTTTGTGGTCTGAATTGTTTTTGTATGCATAAATGCATCAAATAATAATTCAACCAAATGATCTATTTTAACTACATTACTGTCTGAAATTTTAATAACAAGTTGAATTTTAAACAAATTCATATTAGAAGCATAAAATGACACAAGGTGACAATGACTATTTTGAATAATAACATCCTTAAAAAATAAATCCGAAACCTTTGATTCAATAGGAATCTCAGTATATTCAGCAATATCAAAGGGAATGCTATTTGGAAATAATGCAGATAAATCATGCATGTTCAATTGTTCTAAAAATTTATTAAAACACCAATCAATGGTTGTTGTTAAATATGTATGCATTCTTCCGTCTGATTGTAATAATGGAATAGCAACATCATATAAATCATCATTATTGCTGATCTCATCATTATAGAGTATTGGCATTTTTATCTCAATGTCTGCATCACCAGTTGGATCCATAAAATCTCTTACATTTACAGCTGGATAATTTATTTTATTTAATATTTCGTAAGCAGCACCTCCTATAATTTCATAATTTAGACTGGCTGGTTTAGTATGCATGTGTTTTATTTTTGTAGATATTTTATCATTGTCGTCTATAAGTGAAATTTCACATTCATTGTTAAATTCGAATTCTTCCCAGCGTATATTTTTAACAGTTGAAAGAATTACAGAAAGACCGTTGTATACATTTTTGCACCACACTATACGTTGTCGTGATATCGTATATTTGAAATTATAATTATGTAATTTGATATTCCTAAATGACATTTATACAATAATAAAAATATAATAAATTTTATTTACACATACTTTGGCAACTCATCAATATTAATAAATTCATTTATCTCATTTGTTGCTTCGCAAACATATTTCTTGAAAATATCCAGTTTCAACTGTTCTTTTGGAACCAGATGATTCACAGTTCGCGCAATCATTTTATACAGTTTGAAATCTGGGTATCTCTCTTGTCCTGTAGCTTTATAAAGAACACTTTTTCCATGGTCATCATTGCACCAGGAATCCACCAACTTCTGCAATGGACTTTTCACCTCGTCATCTCTGCAAATATAGTCGTAGAGAGAACATCCAAGACGGCACAAATCGAAGCTAGGGTTCGGGTCAATACGCGGTTTCTTCTCGTTTAAATACGGTTCACAATTATACTGGGTTGCAGCATCGCCATTTGGCGCAAAACTATCACTGCAAAATATTTTGCCACCAAATCGGTAAATTGCTCTTCCAAAATCAATTAATTTAAATATGCGACCATTGGTAGGAACTTTATAACAAACCCCGTCAATCTTATAATATAAAAACTCCTCCTCAGTCTCTACATACATTATATTGTTGGTGTGCAAATCATTGTGAGTGAAATCAAACACTTTTTGGTAAGTGGCTAAAAGCAAAACAACTTGCAAAAGCGCCTCTATAAAAGTATCGTCTTTCAACTTTCTCTGCATAATCAATTCATCCATTGTACCTTTGCATTTTTCTTGGAAAATGAGCTGAACTGGAAAGTCTTTTAAATAGCTAAACATTGTTTCATCTTCTTCATTAAAAATGCTTTCATCTGACCCAGATTCTGACCCAGACTCAGTTTCCCAATCTTCTTCATCAGCATCTTCAGTTGTAGCTGATTCTGAATCAGACCCATCACTACTGCTGCTGTCACTTTCACTATTGCTTATAACTGGCTTGGATTCAGACACATATTCAACATCAATTGATTCTTCGGCAATTGATTCGGATGTGCCAGATTCAAATATTTCTTCTATATCCAAGTCAATTTCTAACTCTTTGATACTTATCTTTTTCTTATTGGTTCTGGAACCTTCTCCAGAATATTCTCGCAAAATAATGGATGCATCTTCATCCAAAGTGAAATGTTTATTAATATTGTTCATAAAAAAAGGACTATTTGTTAAAAAATCAATGTCATCTGCAATATTGTACTTAAACCCCTTCTGAATTCCAAGTGATGACCCATAATATTCCACACCATGCAGCCAATTATGTGTATCTTTCATCATAGATGTTAAATAAGAAAAAAACCCATCTACATAAGATGAATTATTTACATCAAGTACTTTGGGCAAACTGCTTTCTTTAGTTGAATTAAGTTTAGGAAGTGTTTTAAAAATGGAACTTTCTAAATCATATTTGCCACGCAAATAGTTAAGTGGATCCAAAAGTGGAGAGAATTTGACAAAGATGTCTTTTTCTACCAAATTGTCTTCATTGTCAATAACCGTTTTCAAATCATAAATATGATATTTGTGGTTTAGTGCAATCCTGTTGTAATTGGATTCATCCATTTCAAAAAAACGGCTATACACTGGATTGTAATTTTGGATTTCACTAATATCCAACATCTCTAAATTATTTTTTTTAGCTTTTTTATAAAAAATACTAAATTTCGAATCCATTTATAATTTACGCTAAAACATAATTTTAGCTATATTAAACTAATCAATCGTTTCAAAGCATTATTTATTATCTTTATTTTACATATATTATTTATTTTTTAAAATGACACTTGAATTAAGAAAATTTGATATGCGTGCAATCACATTTGACCCAAGAGAAAATAAGGGTCCAGTTATTGTATTGATTGGTCGTCGTGATACTGGAAAAACTTTTTTAGTAAAAGATTTGTTGTATCACCACCAGGATATTCCTATTGGCACCGTCATTTCCGGGACAGAAGCAGGTAACGGTTTTTACGGAAAACTGGTTCCCAAACTTTTCATCCACGAAGAATATAACACAATTTTAATAGAAAATGTATTAAGACGTCAGAGAACCGTAATGAAGCAGTGCCAGACCGAGATGGAAACTTACAAGAAGTGTTCTATTGACCCGCGCACCTTCGTCATTCTTGATGATTGCTTATACGATAACAGCTGGACCAAAGATAAGTTGATGAGATCCCTGTTCATGAACGGAAGACATTGGAAGGTCATGTTGATCATCACGATGCAATACCCATTGGGTATCCCGCCCAATCTCCGCACCAATATTGATTACGTTTTTATTTTGCGAGAGAATTATTTATCCAATCGTAAGAAGATTTGGGAGAACTATGCGTCTATGTTTCCCACACTGGAGTCATTCTGCACTATTATGGACCAAACAACCGAGAATTATGAGTGCATGGTGATATCCAACAACGCCAAATCCAATAAGATTAACGACCAAGTATTCTGGTATAAGGCAGCGGACCGCCCCGATTTCAAATTGGGGTCAAAAGAGTTTTGGGAACTCTCGAAGAATTTGGCTGACGATGATGGAGATGAATATGACCCAAATGCAAAAAGAAAGGCAAAGGGGAATAATATTATGGTGAAAAAAACCACAGGCAAATGGTAAATTGCTTAATAGATTATTGCTTAATATTTTATTAAGCAATAAACAACTTAAAGACAAAATAATAAAATACTATATAAAATGCAAACCCTAAATATAGTTGAACTTATTGAAAAAAATCCAATTTGCAAACTTTCAACAGAATGTAATAACAAATTATTGACAAAAATTACAGAAAAATTTACAAATTTTGAACAACAAATGTTTATAAGCAGTTTTTATTGTTATCTGAATTACGACAAAACCATTGATTTTGTAGTTGATTTGGATAAGATTTGGAATTGGTTGGGATTTTCTTCAAAATACAATTCAATTCGTGTTCTTGAAAAAAATTTTATAAAAAATGAAGATTATACAGAATTATCGCTTCTCCAAAATGAGAAGCGAACAAATATTAAGGGCGGGCAGAATGCAATAAAGATTATGTTATCGGTTCGTTGTTTCAAATCAATTTGTCTCAAAGCACAAACAAAAAAAGCTTATGATATTCACGACTACTATTTAAAACTTGAAGATGTTGTCCATGAAATATTTGAAGAAGAAACAAAAGAATTAAAAGAAAAATTATTACAAAAAGAAAATATTATAACAGAAATTAAACAAACGACCCAACAAATATTAGACACTACCAAGAGAGAAAGTAAAAAAGAAATTGAAAAAGCAATCGTGCAACAATTTCCAGTTAATACCGAATGTATTTATTTTGGTACTATTGATGATACAAATGAAGCAGGTGAAACATTAATAAAATTTGGTCATTCCAATGATTTGGGGTCACGTATTTCATACCATCATACAAATTCATATAAAAATTTTACTTTGGTAAATGCTTTTAAAGTTCAAAATAGAACTGAAATAGAAAATCTCATTAAAAATTATCCAAAAATTAAAAAACATTTGCGCAAAATTAACATAAATGGAAAAAATAAAACCGAAATAATTGCATATGATTCAATATTTAGTATTGATAGATTAACATATTATATTAAAGAAATAATTCATTCAAGAACATATAGCATTGAAAATTTTAATAGATTACTTATTGAAAATGAAGAAACTAAAAATAAAAACACAGAATTATTACAGAAAATAGATATACAACATAACAAAATTAACGACCAAACAATAGAAATAAATGAACTAAAAGAAATAATAAAAAAACAAAATGAAGAACTTACAGTTATTGCACAACATAACAAGTCAGTGTTTGAAATACCAAAAGAAGATGATTTGACAATAAAATTTAATGAGTTTATAAACAAAATGTGTATTGTAAGAAATGACGTGGAAGAGTCTTCTGTTAATATGGAAGGTCAATTTCGCATTTGGAATAGAGAAAAACCAAAAAAAGAAATATTTCACGCATTAAAAAATTATTTAGACACACGATTTAAACCGTCACGCCTCGCTATCCAAGATAAAGACCAAATTGTTTATGGATATATTGGAGTTAAATTAAAAGAAATTAATTATAAAAAAATATATCCATCTCCTGTTCCAATTGAAACATTTATTTTTCAGGTATGTAAATTTACACCAAACGGAAAAATATTAAATTCTACATTATTAAATGAATACAAAAGATGGAAACAAAGTGTTAATATAAGTGAAACCGAAGATGATATGAAAGAAATAAAAGAATATTTAAACAAATCCGAGTATGCAATCAAAGCAACCGTATGGACTACAGAAGGTTCAAATGAGGGATATTATGGAGTAATATTAAAAACAAATGAATATAATCATAAAAAAACATCATCCACTGGGAAAAAAGTAGAAAAAAGAGAATTAAAAACAAATAATTTAATTTGCAAATGGGAAACTATCGCAAAGGCATCAGAATCCGAACAAATGTCTGCTGCAAAAATGAGTAGGAGTATAAAAAATAAAACAATTTTTAATGATTTTTTTTACTCTTCTGTTTAGCAGTGTCATTTCCCTTTTATTTGAAAAATGTTTTATGCTTCTTTATTTAAGAAGCATAAAAAGAAGAACTAGTAAAAACTCAGCTTATAGAAAAATTACAAAGTTCATTTCCAGGAAGCAATATTACAAAAGGTTATAAAAACTGTTGCGACCAATACAGAATAAATTGGTGATTCGGAAACACCTTTTATGATTTACACCTATTTTCACACATCATAAAACAACTGGATTGTTTCAATTGTTTTGTTTGTTGTATTTTCGGGGTTTATCCAGTAATTTATATGTTCTTCCAAAGTATTTAATCTTTGTTTCCATTCATCCTTTTTTGATTTTTTTACGATGCATATTCCCTTCTTGTCTTGACCCCAACACGAAGTTATATTTGTTCCATCTTTTTCATAATCATCTGGATTAAATCGGATAAATACTATGGGTCTGTGTCCCAAATCTTGTGATAATTCCATTATGCGTTTATTTTGACAACTGCAATCATATTCAGTATGCTGATTTTCATCTATTTCTATAATTACAATTTGGTATAACAAATCCAATAATAAATCGGGTCTTCTTTTGGAACAACCGCCTGATACTATTTTGTCTGCTATCCAGTTATGATAGGGGAATTTTGTTTTGATGTGTTCAACTACGGAATATTCTTTGGTTTTATAATTGCGCGATACAGGTTTATCTGGAAACAAGTTCATATAACAAAAAAGACAATAGCCGTAGTATTTTTTATTAACAAGTGTTGTGCACCAAGAACTTTTACAAGATGGATGTTTTACATCAACCATCCCTTCCTTTTTGTGTGCTGAACAATACAATGCTTTTGTCTCACCTTCGTTGTTAAATGCTGGTCTAACATTACACTCAAGACAAGTTTTGTTTATTACATCAACCATCCCTTCCTTTTTGTGTGTTGAACAATACAACGCTTTTGTCTCACCTTCTTTGTTAAATGCTGCTATTTTCCTACACTCAAGACAAGTTTTGTTTTTCACATCAACCATTCCTTCCTTTTTGTGCGTTGAACAATACAATGATTTTGTCTCACCTTCGTTGTTAAATGTTGGTTGTTTTTTACACTCAAGACAAGTTTTGTCTTTCACATTAACCATTCCTTCCTTTTTGTGCGTTGAACAATACAATGCTTTTGTCTCACCTTCTTTGTTAAATACTGGTTGTTTTTTACACTCAAGACAAGTTTTGCTTATTACATTAACCATCCCTTCCTTTTTGTGTGCATTACAATACAATGCTTTTGTCTCACATTCTTTGTTAAATGCTGGTATTTTCCTACACTCAAGACAAGTTTTGTTTATTACATTAACCATCCCTTCCTTTTTGTGTGTTGAACAATACAATGCATTTGTCTCACCTTCTTTGTTAAATACTGGGTGTTTTTTACACTCAAGACAAGTTTTGTTTATTACATCAACCATCCCTTCCTTTTTGTGTGCTGAACAATAGAATGCTTTTGTCTCACCTTCTTTGTTATAACTTGGTCTAATTTTACAATCTTTTTCTTTACACATTTGTCTAATAATTTAATATACAAATGTTTAAATCAATTTTAAATGAGACTCACCTTAAGGGAAGGGGTCATAGGGGAAACCGTAGGTTTCCCTTAATTTATAAAAACCCAGTTTTTCCATAATCAACCTTTTTCCCCGACGATAGTAACGGTCGTTGCGGATATCCATTTTCTTTTAAAAATGTCTCCATTTTTGTAACTAAATCACCCATTAAAGCAGTTTCCTTAATCATTGACAAGAATGCATACGTCATCGCACCCGACGCCATTGTCTTTCCATTGACTGGCGCAACCGTATCCGCGCTCAATTGTTGGTCAGTGCAGCCACTTATCATATACACATCACCAACCGTTTCCGATTCATTTGTATTGTCTGGGTATCCATATGTATAACGCAAGTCCAGCATAGTTCCACTAAAACAACTGTCAAAAAGCGCCACCAATTTTGCTCCAGGTTTTAACGTATTGCGTATCAATTTGTTTAGTTCGTCGTCTAAGATGCAGGTATTCATTGAAACTGCATCTATTGGCACAATGAGTTCGTCTTGGCCATCTGTCTCATCCTTGTTCAAATCCGTCGTGCATGTTCCATGACCGCTAAACATAAAAAACGCGGTGTCTCCAGATTCAGTATTTGAAAGCAATGTTTGCAAACCTTTCAAAATGTTTTGTTTGGTGGCAGTTTCGTCATTTAATAACGCGACATTGGTAAAATTATATTTATTTTTGAGGAGGTCTTCCACATTTTTTGTATCATTGATGCATCCATACAATTCATTATTGGTTCCAGTATAATTGATTCCGACTAAAAAGGCCGTTCGTTTTTTTGGCAATTCTTGTTTATATTTGTCAGTCAATTTTTTCAAATTGGCATTGGACGCGTTGATTGCTGCATTGATTAAATTTTTTTTCATTATATTGCTGATTCGCATCAAATTGATTTTGCGAATCGTAGCATTCAATTGTGCTTGAAGTAGAGAAACATTTGCTTTGTATATTTCGGTGACTGTTGGCATTATATATATATGCAAAACATCAGAAATTTTAGTAAAAATAAAGTTTTTACTAAAATAATATTATAAGTATAGTATATTATAATGAAAACTAAGTTACAACGCAAAAAAAATAAAAGGCGTAAAACAAAAAAATATACTGGAAGAGGACCTCCAGGTGCCGCATCAAGAGCATCAGCAGCATCCGCATCGGCAGCATCCGCATCGGCAGCATCCGCATCGGCAGCATCCGCATCGGCAGCATCCGCATCCATAGATGCATCTAGTTTAGTAAAAAAATTATTGATTGAAAATGTACATAACCGATTTGTTGAAACACCAAGACCCGAGGATATACGGGAATACACAATTCACCCCGGAAATATGGACAAAATACTTACATATATGCGTGCAAAATCAGTCAATAAAGAAACAGTTGCCGACCCAATTCTTAAACCAGTTTTATCAAAAGGACCGGAACGTATAATAAATCTACAAGATTTTATTAATAAATTGAATGGAATGGAATTGTCTGATGACATAAGAGCCATTTTGATATCGCAGTTTATTATTTTGAACCAGGTATTCGGGGATGGCAATCACAGAGCTGGATTATTCGTTTTGAGAAACCATTCATCATTCGGAGAAGAACGCATACAGAAAATAATGAAGCTTACTGAGAGAATGCATGCGTATGGTGGCGACCTTAGGTCAAGAGGCTTTTGGCGCAGAGAGAATGATATTTATGTTCCGGATTTCTCAAAAATGGATGAAATGCTTCGACAATAAACAATCTTTATTTATAATATAAATGTCAAAATATTCACTTGTTTTAGAACAAATGGATAATGGAGTGCGTGAGACAATTCGCGATGCAAATGACATTTTTGATAGTGAGCTATTTGTTTCTCTTGAAAAAATGCGTGAAAATCCCAAATTCACATATTCAGGTTTTGACGAAACAAAAATGTTGAACAGTAATTATGCAACTATAAAAAATGGTGCAAAAATGACTTATGATTATGCAATAATAAAAATTCTACAAAAACAAGTAGAACATTATAAATTTATAGATAATTTTAAATCAAATTATATTATAGATTGTTTGCATTTTGCAAAAACAATGTTCTCTGAAGATTATAAATTCTTAAAATCTTACATTTTTTCAAAAGGGTTTTTGGGACAAACCAATGGAAATAGTATACCCAATCATAAAAATGCTTCTCAATTTTTATTTAATATTATACAAGAATCTTTACATCACCCAGAGATTAATACTACCCGAAGGATTGGAGGAGAACCCCCCGTAAAATGGGACGTTCCATATTTAAAAAACGAGTTTATTAATAATCATCACACAATAATAGAAATTTTTGAAATTATTGATTTATTCGTAAATGAACGAGGTTATCATAAGCTTACATTAATTTATTTGAATCCAATTAGTGCTGGTTACCACGAAATAAACACTAATTTTATGGCTGGATTCATACAATGTTTTATTAATTTCTTTGATAAAATGAACAAGATAGAATATAATCCCGTTATTCCAGATAAATCTGTGGATAAAAAAGAAATTGACGATTTTTTCAAATCATTGACCAAGAAACAAAAGCCGGGTGGATACAAGAAAAGGTCAATGAAGAAAAAAGTGAGTCGTTAAACTCTGTAATAAATCAGCATATAATACCCCTTTGCAAAGTTCCACGTTAGAAGTCGGCCTTCGTCTTCCGACCCTTTGAACTGCCACTTGAAATCGGTGTTTATCTTGTCTTTCCAATCCATATACGTAAGTCGGTGAAAACTCATCCCGTCATAGGCCATCTCTTTTTTCTCGCACGTCAGCAATGAAGAGAAGTGGTTTTGCGCAGTATCTCGAATGATGCAACTATCCAATGAATATTTTGCCTCATTTAATGTGAAACTAGTTTCCTTATTGGTTGTTGGGTCGTCATCGTTGAAGAATTCTAAAATAATGACGTCCGGCAACCTACCAACAATTTTACTTTGGACTTGAAATTGCCAATTAACGTTACAATCCTGTACAAATAGCACAGGCAAATTGCGATTTCCCAGATAATTAATTAAACTCAAGTAATACCGGATCGGGTTTCCGGCTTCATCTACGTCGCGAATATAGTAATATTTGTCTTTGTATTCTTCCGGAACAGAATTATAGATTTGCTGGATAATGGCATTCGTGTTCAAAATGTACGCGTATTTGTTGCCGGTCAAACACGCATCAATTGCATAATTAAAAAGTGCAAATCCGTCTTTCAAAACGTTTGGTACCAGATTACCGCCTTTTTGTTTCCCCTCAATCATCATTTGCCTTAAAAAATGGAAAAATTTGCGTCCTTTGTCTGAAATAAATAAGGAAACAAACATTGTATTGAACCAGCAATTCGCCAGTTCCTGGATAGGCGGCACAACTTGATTTGGATTTATGTGTTTGTTTGCTTTTAGATTTTTCAGCATATATTTTTTGGCAACAGGATCATCATATGGATAACACATTTTTTTACCTGACTTATCTGGGACACCAATTTTCAATGGTGCCTTAAGTAAAAATGCACGTTCATTGTTGCAATTGAATAGTTCCTTTCTTTGAACCGATTTCAAAGAAACAAGTTCTTTGTTGATAGATGGACTATACGAACTTGCATTTTTATCAATTTCTTCATCAATTTCTTTGCTGATTTTAACAATTTTTGGGGGTGTTCGATGAGAGAGAAGGAGTTTTTTTGTTTTGTTGTATTTCTGCAATTTTTTTTTATTTGTTTTTTTTTCTAAACCCGGATTCATTTATTATATGGGTAGAAATGTTATTTTTTCAAAGTAATGCATCTGCCAGTTTTTTCATTTCTTACCTTTCCTTCCGGACAAGGTTTTACTGTTTTCAAAGTAATGCAACGGCCAGTTTTTTCATTTCTTACCTTTCCTTCCGGACAAGGTTTTACTGTTTTCAAAGTAATGCAACGGCCAGTTTTTTCATTTCTTACCTTTCCTTCAGGACAATCCTTCAATTTTTTAGTTGTTGCCTTTTTAACTTTCAAAGTAATGCAACGTCCGGTTTTTGGGTTCCTCACCTTTCCTTCCGGACAATCCTTCGACTTTTTAACTTTTATGGGAGGCTTTGATAATTTATCGTAAAACGACATGTATATATTACCTAAATGGTTAGTGCCTTTTTTGATGCTTTTTCCGTCTTCAGTAACGTGGGCGCCCCAAATCATATCTGACCTTGAAAAATGAACCAAAATAATATTGTTCTCTTTTGCAGTCTCCACAATTTTGCGAATTTCGGGGTGTCTCTCGATTTTGGACGCAACTAATTTTGTGACAATTTCAATTTGTTTTTTGTCCCAGCAGGCGCGGTCAAATGTTGCACCTCGTTTTGCCATTCCGCCTTTTCCACCGGATTCTTTTGCACCTAAAGCATCTTTTTTCTGGTTTTCTTCGCGCACAATCTCAAACAATTCGGGTTTATTGGAACAGTGTAAATATTTGAGTGCTTGGTAAGCGTGTTCGACAGTTCGATAAACAAATCCATCGTATTCAACATCAAACTCGCTGAAATTTGACAAATCTCTCATTGCCGTTGGGGAAAACATCGAATCCGCTGGAAGCAATTTAGCCTTGGAGTGAAATTGCATAATTGTCGTCATCGTTATATAGATATTTGTATAAAATAATTAATTCTTGAAAACAGTTTAGAAAAAACTAAGGCAATCCTAACATTTTTCGCGCTTCCTCCTCTGTTTGATAGCCCTTGTGCCATCCATGATAAAAACACGTGTTTTCAGCATCTTCATTTTCAATAGCAAATTTTGGTCTTTCCTCTTTTTCAAGAACTGATTTATTTAGTAAATGACAAGCAAATGTAAAAAAAAGGTCTTCATTATACAACCCCAGTTTTGGATAATATTTCTCTATGATGTCCCAAAAAACTTTCTGCAAACAATCAAGCATTTCAGATTTTTTCCGCAAAGAACATCCGCCATTGATTGCAAATCCATACAAATCTTTGTTTTTGGACTCCCATATACAATTTGCACCGCAAAATGCATAATTCAAATAAATAGTTTCATCAAACATTTTGTACATATAACAATCTTTTTGGAAAATCAAAATGTGTTCTCCGGGAATGAATTCCCAGAATTCTTTCGACATTAGTATTCCATTATATGTGTCTACATTTATATTTGGAGCACCATCTTTGTAATAAATTTGTTTTTCATTTATTCCAAAAATCATACACTTTAAAAACTCTACTGCATATTTTTCGTGGGTAATAATTACCAAATTCCACCCACAGGGATTCAAATACTGCATAAAGTTTTTGATTACACCAACCATTAATTTGTCGTAGCGAGGGTCCATTATGACCGCAACCTTTTTAGAATTGGGATGCCATATTATGTCAAGTGGTTTTTCTGCAATAGTCAAGAGAGAAGTTTCATAAAGGTCTTTCATGAAGTATTTTACAAAAATACTTTATGTTTATTTAAAAAAAATATAAAAAAAAGCAACTAGTGCCGGTTTTTATTTTTTTTATATTTTTCTAAAATATTGACACAATTTTTTTATAAATATATGAACAAATGCTCATTAAAATTAATAACATAAACACAACCTTTCCAATGTCGAAAATTGTATCTGAAGTAAAATTGACGATAAAGTCAGCAGGAGATTTGAGTAAGCCATTAATTCCATAAACAAATACATCCGTAAAGTCAGTGACGCGCTGTTTGATTTTGTTTTTATATTGAGACCATTCAATATTGCTATAATTATATTTCTTGTAGTCTTGCATGATATTTTGTTCTCTCACATAATTATGCGCATCCTCAATTCGTTGTTTATTGCGGAATTCTTGAATGATTTGGTTTGATTCTAATTCTGCTTTTTTATTAATATCCAACCGTTTTAATTCTTTTTCTAAAAGTTCAGCTTCTTGTTTTACCCGAAGTGCTTCTTTCTTGGAAAGTTCTTCCTTAAACTCAAATGGCGAGTCGTGTGCGCCAATGTTTGCTTGTTCTAAAACATCTGTCCAAAAGGTGTTCAAATTTGTAAAATAATCCTCCAGTGTTAATGACCGCTTGCTGGTTAATTCCAAATAATTTGGCAATTGTCGTTCAAATTTTTGCAAAATTGGCAAAATGTATTTTGCTTTCTCTACAAGACTTTTGGTTTTGTCTTTGTCAATATCCAAATCAATATCAAAACGAATCCCATTATAACCCTCTTTTTTACTCATTTTTTCCTTCTTCTCTTTGAAACCGCGGTTCAAATTGCGAATATGACTATTATCAATAATGTTTTGAACAATGATAATGTAATATTTAATTTTATTTGGGTCGTATGTAAATGAAATTGAGTTGTTTTCTGAGTCGTAAAATAACGTATGCGGGTCTTCAAATGTATTGTCACACAAGCTATTTAAGAAAGATTCGCGGTTATTTACGGCTTCGCGATACTTGTGATATGTATATAAATCCATTGCAATTTGGTCTTTTAACTCAGTATTTGTTGCTACAACCTCAGTTGATGATGAAAAGTAGCTGAGAAATCCCTCTTTTTTTTCTTCTGTTTTCTCGGAATAAAATTCAATATCGGTTGTCAACTTGTAAGAATAAGATAGCGGCAAAACGCTTGTTGTTTTTTCAATCATTCTATTACACATTTGGAGAAGGGTATTTGTGGCGTTAATTATGTGTTGATTTAACGAATCCACTTTTTCTTTTTGTGACAAAGTTTCATCCATAAAATACGAAATCCATTTTTTGATTTTAGTGTCTTTGGTATTGTATTTATCCAGACTGAATAGAATTGCGTTGTCCGGGATGATTGTGATTTGTTGGTTTAATGTATAATCACTGACGATGATTTTGTTATTTGACTCAATCACTTCGGTGAATGCAAATGCAAATGCAGATGCAAAGACAAAGTATAATACTGCAAAATAAAGATTCATTTTTTAATTATAAAATTAGTTTTTTATAAAATATAAAAAAAAACAAAAAAAAATTTCAATTTTATGCACATTTCGTAAAGTCGCATAAAATTGAATAAAAAATACAAATTAAAATAATTATATAAAAATGAAT